AAGGAGATACTTCAAAATCTTCCTCTTCCATGATTATTTTCAAGCTTTCCCAAGCTGATTCTACGTCTTCGAACCCAGCTACCAGCTCTACTGACCAATCTTTTGTACCTGGGACGGTTCGAATAATGCTGTTTAATTCCTTTTCTAGGTCGTTTACTATGCCAAGCTGCACCAACCTGCCGCTTCCTGTCCTCAGTTCGAAGACGTAGAACTCTGCTTTTTTGAATTTTCCCTTAATTTTCACACTTTTTGCGTTTATTTAGTGCATTTCTGCCATTGAAATAGTGTTCCAGCAGCAAAAGCTGTCAGAATTAGTGAAGATAGAAGGATCAACATAGCTATAGGTTTACTTTTATTTATACTCAAGCTGGCTCAATTTTAGCTAAACTTTCAAAAAAATGAGGAATAGATGTGTCAGAAAGCCTAGGTTTCATATTTAACGCTAACTGGACGCAACGATAAAGCGTTCAAGCAAAAAGATCGTTAAAAAATATGACTTACAAGCTAAAGCTAAACCAAGTTAGAGAAATCTTGGGTCTTGCAGTTAAACTTGAGTCGGTCGTTCTTTCGGATGGAGTTACGATCAACTACGAAAGGCTAGAACCAGGTTACCCTGTGTTCGCTGAGGATGGAACCACTCCTCTCGCTGAAGGAACATACGTCATGGAAGACGGAGTTTCTATCGTCGTTGACGAAAACGGCATCATCGTTGAAGTTGTTCAACCAGAAGAACCAGCTGCTCCTTCGGAAGAAGAAACTCCAGCTGAGGAAATGGAAGAAACTCCAGAAGAAGAGGTACCGTCAAGCGAAACCAGCGATCAGGACACTATTGCTAAGCTAGCCGAAGACATGAAGACCGTTATGGAAGCTCTAGTTAACCTAGCTGACGAAGTAGCTGCTCTTAAGGACCAGGTTACTATGGCAGAACAGAAAGTAAAGGAGTTTGCAAAAGCTCCAGCAACTACCAAAATTCCAAAGGTGAGCGTACCTAGTGAGTCGAAAGTAGACCGAATGGCCTCAACAATCGACATCATAAAATCAGCTATCAAAAAGTAAAAAAAAGTTACAAAAACTATGACATTCAACCTAACAGGCTTATCAGCCTACGTAGATCAGACCGGGCAGACCGATCTTATCACTCGCGCGGTACTTCAACCACAGACGGTAGGTAACTTAACCGTCAAGGCTGGTCTTACCGCTGGAACTACCAACTTGAACATTCTCGGCGCTACTGCAAACATTCTGGATGCAGCTTGCGGTTTTGGAGCAGCTCAAGTAGGAACAAACGCAACCGTTTTCACGGAACTGCCTATCGTAGTTAAGGCTAAGATGTTGAAAGAAACTCTTTGCCCTGACACTCTGTACGACGTTTGGCTCTCAAGCCAGCTGAGCGCATCGGCTAACCACGAATCGGTTCCTTTCGAGGCTGCTATCGCAGACCTTAAGATCAAAGAAATCAACAAGTACATCGAGCAGACTATCTGGGCAGGTGACGGCGCTGATCTCGATGGTCTAAAATCTCAGCTGAGCGTAATCGCTGGAGCAGTTGACGGATCCTCCGTAGCTTCTGCATGGGAGGACACCGATTCGGTCGCTAACATGTGGACTCTTATCGACCTCATTCCGGACGAAGTTAAGCAAGAAGACGACCTCATCGCTTTCGTAAGCTACAAGACTTACAGCAAACTCGTTCAGGGACTCATGGCAGTCGGAAACGCTATCCTTCAGCAGTACCCGAACATCAGCAACGTCGCAGGACAAGCTGAATCAAGCTTCATCTTCCCTGGAACCAACGTTAAGGTTTTCGCAGCACCTGGTCTAACTGACGAGACTGGAGAATCTACAGTGTTCATAGGACCTAAGAAGTACGTTTACTTCGGAACCGGTTTACTCGACGACAAGGACACCTTCAAGATGTTCTACGACGAGTCAGACGACGAAGTTAAGTTCTCAGCTAAGTTCAAACTTGGAACAGCAGCAGTTGCTAACCAGTTCGTTTCAACTTTAGCAGGAAGTCCATCCTAATCGATCGAATTAGCAATGAAGCAGGAGCTCTAAACTGAGCTCCTAGCTTCTAACTAAAGGAAAAAAACACAGAAACAATATGGCATGCCTTATCAATTCAACCCTAGCGCTTGACTGCATTAATGGGCTTGGCGGCATAAAGACTGTGTACTTCTTAGCTGGAACTATAGACTCATACACCGAATCAGAAGGGGTTATCTCCGCTATAACTGGATCGGGAGATTTTTACGAGTTTGCTCTACCTAAGGACACAGCTTTTTTCAGCGAGTCCATCAACGTGTCAAACGTAAACGGTACCGTATTCTACCAAGGTGATCTTACGATCGTCCTTCAGAAGATGTCAGCTACCGTAAGAAACCAAATCCTTCTGCTTGCTCAGAACAGAGACCTTCGCATAGTCTTCGTTGACAACAACGATACTAAGTGGCTGGTAGGAAAAACTAGAGGAGCTGTTATGTCTTCTGGTACTATCGCAACTGGAACGGCAGTTGGTGACCTAAACGGTTACACTCTCGTGTTCCAGGCTCAGGAACCAGAACCAGCAACTCCGCTTTCAGGCGACCTTGGAACTATCGTGACCGGAATAGCAGTGCACGTAGTCACTAACGGCTCTGTACCAGCAACAACTACTACAACTACTGTAATTCCTTAATGCCTTAGCTTAGGCAATGTGATTCATTGGTGTGGTTAGGAGAGCTCTAAACGGGCTCTCCTTTTTTTGTTTTACAGTTGTCAATAAGCCTTCTAAGTATATTTGAACTTAAAAAGATGCTCCTGCCTCCATGATCAACTTAACGCAAGAGTCCTACAACTCAAACATATACATTTACGTTGACGTTAACTCTTCCGACGTTCCTTTCGAAACTCCGAGTTTCCTTTTTCTCTTCAAAAATTCTTACACTAACGAGTCGTTCTACGTCGTTCCTTCGGTGATCACTCAGAACTCTAGATACGTTCAGTTCCTGGTTGAGACTACCGAAGCGGAAGAAGAGGACCCAATCGATTCTAAAATATTCTTATCTCCAGTTGGAAACTGGACTTACAAGCTTTGGGCTACTGAGGAACCTACTCTTGATCCTAGTGGAGCTTACTTGCTCGATGAAGGTCAGATGCAGCTAGAAGGTTGCAACGATGAACCTATCATAGTACAGTACCTTAGTGAGAATGAAGAAACCGAAGGAGTAGTTCACCTAACTAACGATTGTTCAGGAGAAGATGGCACTTCCGGTTCATCTGGTACTTCCGGAACATCAGGTACATCTGGTTCTTCAGGAACAAGTGGCATAGGAGCACCAGGTTCTTCAGGTACATCAGGAACTTCAGGAACAAGTGGCATAGGAGCACCAGGTTCTTCTGGAACTTCAGGTTCTTCAGGAACTTCAGGCATAGGAGCTGATGGTACTTCAGGTACATCAGGAACTTCAGGCGAAGGTAGCGCTATAACTGTATCACAGGATGGAACCTCAGTCGTAGTTAATTCTTCTAATCTTAATTTTATTGGAGCAACAGTAACTGATGGTGGAGATGGTGAAGCTGTTATAACTATAACAGGCGGAACAGGAGGAACAGGAACATCAGGAACAAGCGGAACCTCTGGAATCTCTGGAACTTCCGGTTCATCTGGTACTTCAGGAGAAAGTGGAACTTCTGGAAGCTCAGGAACATCAGGTTCATCTGGAACATCTGGAATAGACGGTACAAACGGAGCTGATGGTACATCAGGAACAAGCGGAACCTCCGGTATTGATGGAACTTCTGGTTCTTCTGGAACCTCAGGTACTTCTGGTACTTCCGGTTCAGATGGTACAAATGGGGCAGACGGTTCGTCCGGTAGCTCAGGTAGTTCTGGTACAAGCGGTACCTCAGGCGAAACTGGTGCTTCAGGATCAAGCGGAACATCAGGTACTTCAGGAACTTCAGGAACAAGCGGTTCATCTGGTTCATCTGGAACATCTGGTACCTCAGGTCAGGATGGAACTTCAGGGTCAAGCGGAACATCTGGTACCTCAGGTTCAAGTGGAATATCTGGAACTTCAGGCTCTTCCGGTACCTCAGGTCTGGCTGGAACTTCTGGAACATCTGGTACCTCAGGTCAGGACGGAACTTCTGGATCATCTGGATCTTCAGGAACAAGCGGAGTTTCTGGTTCGAGCGGTTCTTCAGGTACTTCAGGTCAAGCTGGTACCTCTGGAACATCTGGTTCAAGCGGTTCTTCCGGTGTATCAGGTACTTCAGGCTCTAGTGGTTCATCTGGAACTTCAGCCACAGTAACAGTAGACACTGACCTTTCGTTCGACACATCGTCAAACACTCTTTACACTCCTAACTTAAACGTTTCTACTAAGATAACTTCGTTAGGATCTTACTCACAAACAGTTGGAGCTACAAACCGAGATCTTTATGTTGATAATGCAGGTAACATAGGTTACGTATCATCAGCTCAGAGGTTCAAAGATAACATTTTAAGCATAGACGACGTAAGTTGGATATACGATCTTAACCCAGTTACCTTCACATACAAGAGTGATGCTCTAAACATAACTCAGTACGGTCTTATAGCAGAAGAAGTTGACTTAGTAAAATCTGACTTCGTTGACAAGGATCCAGATGGAACTATTCAGTCAGTTCACTACTCTAAGCTTATTGCTCCTATACTTAAAGCATTAAAGGACTTAAAAACTGAAGTTGATTACTTAAAATCAATCATAAATAACTAATAAAGATGGCTAACTCAAGAGCTTTGATATACCCAGATGCACTAGTCGATAAAAATATGGTCAGCACAGCGGACTGGTCGACAAACCTTTCTGGATCTACCGCTAACTTCATCGAGTACTACAACTCAGCAGGAAATAACACTAGAGAATCAATTACAGGTCCGTTTGGAGAGTCAGTTTACGCGTGGAAAGCTTACGCGACTAACGATGTAGCAAGGTTAGGGTTTAACCAGAATTTGGTAAATGACACAAATTGTTTTCCAATAGACAATACTAAAAAGTATAGAATATCCATGTGGGTAAGGCGTACAGTAGCTTCTACTTCTAGTGAGAGACTTTACTTTACTGCTGCTGCTACAAATGGAACTTCTGCTGTCAGTATGGAGTCGTACGCTACTGGTAATGATCTTACTTATGCAATGGGTATAACTAATTACGCTACTCTAACCTCTCATATTCCAGAAAATACTTGGAGACTTTTAGTATTGATAGTGTGGCCGTCTGGCCAACTTGGACCAACTTATGGAGAAACTGGAGTATACTCAACTGACGGAACTTTAATTTTTAAGTACGCTGAAACTAGGTGGAAATCAACTGCTACTTACGGAGGAATGCGTATGTATTCTCCTTACGATGGAACCTCAGGTGCAACTGTTCATTACGCATACCCAAGGTTCGAAGTAATGGATGGAACTGAACCTAGTCTTCAACAATTAATCACAGGTAATACTAATCTTAAACCAGATCG